TTGCTATCAATCTCAATTTCAAAAGTACGGTTATTATCTGTCATTCCACAGAAACCAACTGCATTTTCTTTTTTACTGAATGTTCTGAAAACAACTTCAATATCAAGTGTTCTAAATCTAGGAAGTAATTCTGCTATCATTTGGTGTACAGTAGTAATAGCGATATCTCTTTGATGCTTTTTACCACCTTTTGCACTCACAAAATTCATAGTCTTTTTTCTCTCTTTTTTCATTATATTATCATTCTATACTAAAAATGGAGTAATGTCAAGTGTTATTTTTATCCTTATAAATCAAGGGTTTACAAAGGAAAAAAGAGGGGGTAGCATTACACTACCCCCAAGGGTGATTCGCTAAAGGTCTTTTTGAGAGAGAGTGAGAGGTGACCATTTAGGAATCATTTTACTAATATACCAGAAGTATATCGTAAAGTCAAGTTAAATAATGTTACCGTTAGGCATCCAATATTCATCTGTCCAACCAAATGCTGTTTTCACAACATTGTCTGAAAGTCCTTTATATTTTTGATGTAGCACTTTATCTTTTACATGACAAAGAACAGTAGCTTCATCTTTATGCAAACCTTCTAACATCTGAATGAACATAGTTTCTTTTTTCATTCTAGGTGTTTGATTATCTGCACCTTTGATAAAATGCCATATTCTTTTTACTTCTTGAGAAAGTAAAGTATGTTCAGTACCTTCAGGCGCTTCATTTGCTTTGTATGGTGTATCACCTTCAGGCAACACCCATTCAATCTTTGGGTCAAAAGATGCTTTAATTAACATTCTAAGAGGTTCACTATCGTTCTCTTTTAGAACTGCAATTTTCTTATCTTTAGTTTTTGCATTATTCACTTTAGTCAAAATTTCTGACATAAGTGGTGTATATGTTTTCAATGGTTTATTCATTAAAAGTCTCCAATATTCTCCATTAGGTTTTTTAGTTTATACTTTATAAAGTAATTTAGTAGTTGTTTTCTATCACCACTAGGAGTGTTTACATATAATTGTATACACTCATCTACTAGTTCCTCTGGAATGTAATTTAAATCTATTAGAGTTCTATTTCTATGAAAGTTTCTCATCATCTCTTCATTACAGAAATCTTTAGGTTCAAGTTCAATCCAAGTTTCAAGTTTTCTTTTTGAGATAGGTCTTTGACGAATCTCATCTACGAAAGTACTATCTGGTGATAAAAAGTTTGGTACTCCATCACTTCTATCACCTTGAAGTATATGTGTCTTAATATATGTAGTAGGGTCTACACCGTTAAGAAATTTCTTTTGGGTTGGACTATATTGAGTTACAAAATTGTGTTGTTGTAGCTGAATAAAGTCTTTGTCTCCAGAAAGAATTAGTACCTTTTCGTAATTCTTTGGTTCTCTTGCAACATGAAATACGACAGATGCAATAATATCATCTGCTTCTGCTGTCTCTACTTGCAATACTTTGTAGGGAAAGTACTCTGTCAATTCGTCACGAATTAAATGCAGAGTATCGAAAATAGAATTCCAATCTAACTTAGATTCTTTTCTATCTTTTCTACGACTATACTTGTAGTTGGGAAATATTTCCCTTCTCCAGTTATTCTTAGCATCATAACACAGTACAAGTTCACCATACTCATCAGAGAACTTTCTACGATATCCTCTTAATGAATTCAGAACCATGTGTCTTACTAAGTCTGGTTCTACTTCTTTTCTTCCACCAATCTGCACCATCAAATTTGATAGTGTCACTTGGTTCATATCAACTAATATCATCTCCGTTACCATCATCCTTCGATTGAGGAAGCATATCATCAATCTTGTTCAAATTTAATCTAGTTATTATAGTCTTATCATCATTGGTTTCAGTCTTCACAATCAAATCCATAAAGTGTTGCATGGGATGGTCAAACCCCATTTGTCTATAGAGAGCACTTTTAACTACTTCATTGAGAAAACTTATGTCACCAATAAACCTATCTTTCTTAATATCAAATCCATTTTCACCCACATTATGTATAAGGTTAATCATTAGTCCTTCTGCGAGATTATCGCAAAAGTCTAAGTCTTCAGTAACCCTATGTGCATCCATGTCAACAATCTTTGGTGCATCTTTACCTTTATATGTCGTTGGAAATTTAATGACATTATCGCTCAATAGCCTAGCTCCACTTTTCTCTTTTCAACTTTTTTCTGGTAACGTCTTTTTCCTGCTGCTTTTGCTTTACGTTTCTTTTCACCCTTACTAGTGAAGTAAGTACGTTCTCTTAGTTCTTGGAAGAAACCATCTTTCATTAGTTTCTTCTTTAGAACTCGCATTGCACCATTTACGTCAGATGTTACGTTTCCGTCTTTATCTTTAATCTGACGTACTGTTACCGTCATACCTTCATCTCTAGGATATTTATCCTTCTTATGAAAGTTTCTTTTGTTGAATTTGTTGTATCTCATACCTCTCCTTATCCAGCGTCTATTATTTTATTTAGTTTGTCTGTCTCAGACTCTTTTACCTTATTAACATCTGCATCAAGTTCTTTAAATGCTTGATTAGCTTTAATCTTAGACATTAACATCTTATCCTTCTTTAGACGATTCAGAAGAATCTTTTGTGCTTCTTCATCAGAATATTCTAGAAGAACATACACACGATACTGCATACCATTTGAAACAATCTTTGATTCTTTCACCTTATATCCAGCAACATCAACATCAGCAACAATGTTCTTTGTTGCAGTTGAAATCTCATTTATCACAGAAGCATCTAAATCAGAAGAACCTACTTTTGTCATAAATGATTTTGTTACAGAGTTCAATCTACCATTAATCCTATCTGCAAGAATTGTCTTTGCACTTAGGATTGCAATATCTTTTGACAATTGCAACTCTGGAGATAATGCAGTACCTACAGAATAGATTGCATCTTTATTATCAGGCATTTTAGTATACCAATCTGGAACTTGTTGAACTTGTTCGTCCACAACCTTTGCAGTATGTTCATATGCTTTCTTTATTGCAAATGGTGTTGGTTTCTTTGCCGTATCAATTGTGCCTGTATTTGATGCACAAGCACTAAGTAAGGCCCCTACGGCCCCTACCATTATCACATTTTTAATCATTACTCTTCACCTCGTTAAGTTGATTTACAATTTGGTCACGAATACCACTATCTACAAACATTTTAGTGGTTGTTGTTGTTATTTGTGGATAGTATGTGACCAACACTATTCCTACCACAATTCCCATAATAAATTTAAACATTAATTGAAAATCCCATATAATATTGCATCAATAGCTTTTGGTTTATCGTCTGCATAATTACCATAATAATGTGTTGGGTCTGGACTAGAAGTTGGTCTAATTGGTTTAAACAATTCTGCCATCTTTTCTGCCTTACTCTTTTTCTCAACTTCAATATATTTTATTAGAAGTTCTGGTGGAGTATCACACACATATTCAGTTTTTGAACTTACAATATCACCATCTTTATATTTGACTATTTTTACATAATCACAATCTTGACTTGAATGGGCATCTGGTATAAATGAACCAAGTACCCATAACATTAGAATTGTTGCACCAACAATCCATAATATATTTTTAATCATAGTTTACTTTCGTTACTCGTTAATTTAGTCTATACTACCAAATTTCTTAGGCAGAGTCAAGTACTTTCTGAACAGCATCTAAAGCATTATATCCAAATCCACCGATATGCCAATCATATTCTCCAGTGGGGATATATCCATCTTTCCAATTGTAGATAGTCGCTGTAACATAATTAAAGTCTTCACCGTATTCATCTACAAAAGGAACTTTGATATCCAATGTCCACTGTGCATTGACCTTTTCATAAGGACTTGCATCTGTAAATGTTGGTTCTCCGAACACCTCGACTAACTTATCATAAGTTGTTTTTATCTTACCTTGTAAGCTACTCATATTAACATTTACTGCATCACTGTTTTCAAACTCTAACATTCTACTACCTCTCCTTTATCAATCCAAACCAAGTTTTCTTCAAATAGAACTTCCCATGTATCCTTTCTCTCTTTCAAGTAGTCGAACATATAGACGTTCTCTTTCGCCCATTTGATAGCATCTTTTGCATTATCAAACTCACCCTTTAAACCCCTTTTATTCATTTGGGTATAAACGATATATTTTAGTTTTTTCACATTTTCCATAGTATTACCTCTCAATTATATTTACATTATACACTGTTTTTAGAACAAAGTCAAGGATTATTTTAATAATAACCCCAAAAATCGTTCCACATATCGTCTACCACACCTTCTGCGATACCGATATCGAAATGAGTTGTCAAACCCAACTTCTCTACCACAAA